TTTACGACCAGCCTTTGTACGACCGTCGTATTTTGCGTTGTTCTTCTTATATTTAGAACGGTTCTTTTTTCCAACTATAACGTGAGTGGGTGGCAGAGCAATCTGGCTACCGTCTCCAGCTGAATTGATTGGTGCGTCCTCATTCATAACAGTATGAGTTCTTCTAAGGTATATGTATCTAAGTAAGGATCGTCAAGTTCCTCAGGGAGGTAATTGAGATACTTAAGAAACGACTTTAACATACTCCAATACTTTGCATCAATCTTATGAAAGAGCATTGGGGTAGATGCTTCACCAAATACATTCTGTAACACTATAATATGGTTAAGAATTAAGTGAGTTTTTAACTCTCCTGACTTCTCATATCTCTTCAACAAACGTTTTATATATTTAAAACGCTTCAAATCCTCAAGGAAGTCGTCGTAAGTTATTCCCTGAGGATTTTCGTAGTTTTTAGAAGCGAATAGAAGGAAGTTGTCATCATTTAGAAATTCAAATTTCATCCTTCATCAAAATTATGCAAATGTAATTGACTTGTATGCAGAAGTTACTTCTTCAGCACCACCAGCCGATGTTATTTTAACACGAAACTCATATCCGTCAAGTGCTGCTTTAGTACCTGCGGTAATTGTGAGTGCTGTTGCTGCTCCTGAAGTTACACCAGTAGCTGCTCCAGTGTTACCATATACTCCACCGTCTAGTGAAGATGTGATGTTAATCCAACGAAGTCCTGTTGCAGTCTTACGTTGCCACTGTGTGCTAAGTGCTGATGAGTCACTTGATGCAGCAGTAACTGTAAGTGCACTAGTAGTAACGGGGTCACTAAGACCTGTTAGTGCTACTAGATCTTGACTGAATGTGATTGCAGATGCTGCGTCAGCTACTACACTATCATCACTCTGTGTCTCGTCAGCGTTTGCTTCTGGATCTGTTAGAGGAACCAGACATTCTGATTTATAGCGTGTGTTACCAGCAGTATCTGTATAGGTGATGTAGTTCCACCAACCTGGTCCAGTGAGTCCACGCTCTTGGTTCTCACTAAGTGCTGCTTCAGTTTCGTCAACGAAGACAACAGTAGAACCACTAGCGTCTGCTACGACGGTAGTTGCAACCTTAGTCTTATTGGCGTTACTGTCAGTATCTCCGTAAAGTGACATTGTTTTGTTACCTGTTTGTTAGTATTTATCTAATCCTATAACCTTCAACATTACCAGTAGCGTTAGCTACAGCAAGTTTTTGGTTGTGTATACCTAGTTTCGCAGTTGCTACTGATGCTCTTACTTCGTCAGTTACTAGTTTATTTACACGATCAGCCTCTGACTGGTCTATATCAACCCACTGTCCTGTCTTAAGAATGACATCAACGTCAGCCTTTTCAACAGTATCAGATGCAGTTGCTGTAGTCAGTTCTAATTTATATTCTTTATTTGATTCATCATCAAATCCAGAACCTGCTTTTCCAATAGGGATGTGGACATCGTATATCCCACCGTGCTTGTCAAGAGTTACTTGAAATAGAGCTCCTCTATGATCCACATCATCTCCATTACTGTCCTTAATCTGGGCTGTAGGAGTCTTAAGATATTTTCCTGGAGAGTTTACTCTGACTCGATCGATTTCACCTTTCTCGTCATAGTTCCCTTGGAAATATTTTATGGTACCATCAGATTGAGGCACTTGGGTGATTGTATGTCCGTCCGTCTTTAGGTCGAACTTGGGTACCCAATCGTTACGATCTTCTGCCATTGCAATACACAAACTATTGTCTGTGTCTATTTATAAAACTTTTATTATGAGTCTAGTAGTGCTTTTGATACTGCTGCAACAAGTTCGTCATCAACTTTGTTGTCGGTCTTAGCAGCTGCCTTCTTCAGAATCTTAATTACAAAATCTTTTATTACTGAATCTAGATCCTCTGGAATTCTATCGATAGCCTTGTTAATGATGCTGATAGCGATAGGCATTAAAAAATTAATCATTTCAAATATAGCAAGTTAGATTTATTTAGGCTTACAGTCGGGTACGGATTTACCTCCCTTCATCTTTGTTCCTGTTGCCTTATATCCTTTCCAACAAGATGCCTTCTTGGGATCCTTACCTATATTTTTCCTTGCGGTAGCTAGTGTTGCCTCCATTGCAATCGATTCTTTCATCTTAGGAAGCAAACGTTTCTTTGCCTTCTTCTTCATTATATCCTTAGGATTTAAAGAATTGCCTTTCTTATCATATCCATAGGTAGAATCTTCTTTCTTCATCGCTTTCTTGATGGCTTTGTCCTTAGAACCAAAGTACTCTGCCTTGCCTGATTCTACTTTACCATCTCCATCGTGGTCTTTCTTTGCTTTCTTTGCTTTCTTTTTATCATAAGATTCTGTTGCTACCTTCTGCTTCATCTCTTTCTGTTTCTTTGCTTTCTTTTTCTTTAACTCCTTCGGATCATCCGTGTCGCCATTGATCTCAGGCATAACCTCCACCTCTGAGGTATCCTCAGATGTTAGTTCCTGTCTTAGTTGATAGAATGTTTTCATAGGACTGAATGTTCTTCGAGGTCTTTTACCCAAGATCGAAAGATCTTGTTGTTTTCTGCTAGTGCTATTATATAGTTAGGTCCACGGCGAATTACCTTACCAACCTTATTATTGGTAGTGTTCTTCACCCAGTCTCCTTCGCAAAAGACCTGATCGTGACGGAAGTCTTCTTGTACTTCACGTTCAAATCTTTCCTGTATATTGGTACGGAACTGTTTAAAGGATTTCATTTAACACTTCCACTTTCTAAGTGCCAATGCCTTACGGGTTGGTTCACCATTTGGTTTTTTCATTGGTCCTTTTACACCACCCATTCTAGCACAGAATGATTTCTTTCGTGGACCACCTTCAGGTTGAGGTGCCTTCAGATCAGAACCAGGATTCTCACGTTCGTAAGACTTCCTACCCTTCTCATTTAATCCACCTTTCTTGTTCTTACCTTCCTTACGCTGCCAAGCAGATTCTCGAAATTGTTTAAGAGTTTTCATTTCTTCTTATCAAAGTCGTGTATGTTTTCTGAACCACCTACCGAAAATGGATTGTACTTGCTAGTAGCTATCTTGTACGTTTTCTCGTGGACAGTTTCATTCAATTGATCTTCATAGTCTAGACCATCGTCTTCCCATTCTTCGATCGGTTTGTTTGTCATTAGTCTTTCCAACCTCCAGATTTTAACCAGTTGTTGTAGTGTGGGTTATCCCAACTGTCACTTATCTCATAAGAAGGAATAACAACCTCTTGGATGTATCTCCTATTCTCTTCAACAAGTGATACCTTGGCATCTATTTGAGCACCCCACCATACAGCAGCACCTACCTGTGCTGCTAAGAATGTGAGTAGTGGGATTGGTAAATTTTTCATTTTTTCTTCGCTCTTTTTTTAATGTTCATTAATTTTTTCTTTGCAGGAGGAGGTGCGTCATCATATCTATAGTTGGATGTTGGATTATTAATCAAGGGATCCGTTTCAATAATCTCTGCAAGATTATCGCTTAGATTGAATACACGTTGTTCACTAGCATCAGAGTTACTACCCTGAAACTCATCCATTCTACTCTCCTTTTCTTCCTGTGATACATCATCTACTGTGTAGCGATCCCACATCTTTCCACCGTAGCCACACGTGCCACGCTTCTCCCTCTTTTCACAAAGACGACAGTATTTTTCACCAGACTTTTTCTTAGCTGGAGGACACTTAAATTCGGAGAGTTTCTTCATTTAAAATTAGCAGGTAAGTTGCTCTTAATTTCCTTCATCAACCTCATACATTCTCCATCGCTTAATGCTTTAGGAATGCCTTGACGAAAGGCAGCAAAGTCTTCAGCAAATGCTGCACGTCTCATCTTAGTACCAGAGATAGCAAACGTATCACCGTCTGCATCACGATTACCAGAGGAAACAATGTCCAATTTTCTGAAGTAATAGTCCTTGCCATTATATTTATGAATCCACGCAAATGCAGAAACACGATCTGACCCAACAACTAGTGTTGCATCCTCATAACCTGCTGCTTGTATGTCTTGTAAGCATTCTATCACAGATTTTTGAGCACCGACGATGTTCTTAGCATAGCTAGGGAACATTTTTTTCATCCACTTGACTTTATTGTCTGGTAACAGTGGATTTTTACCACTTTTATCTTGCGACTTTGATGTATAGATCCTCCAATCACATTTAGAAGCTGCTGTTTTGACCCCTTTTATGTTCTCTTCGTGTCCTATAGTAGGTGGTTGAAACCTACCAAAGGTAAAGAAGCAACAATCGTATAGTTTTTCTAACGCCATTGCTTCTGAATAGTAAAGTTGTTGTATGCAAACTCAAGACGGTTAACCAGTTTGATCATATCACCATCTTGGTGTAGTACATAACCCTCAGGTGTAGTAACCTTATATCCCTTCTCAGTTTCTACGTAAGTTCTAAATCTTTCTAGGTGATCAAGCTTGTCTATAATAAATTGTTTAACATCTTGAATCTCTTTATAGAGTTTCAACAACTGAGTAAAGTTAGATTCGTTGTTATCTAGGTACACTTCACTCTCAAATACTAACTTACGCTTAACTGCAAGTGTCTTGGGAGTCTTGATCTTAGCAAGTTCCTTCTTCATCTTCTCGTGATAGAACTTTATCAAGTTATCAAGTGCTTGACGTGGATTACCTATAGCTACACCTTGACGTACCTGACTATTAAAGAACTGCTTGAGATAACTAGCAACGTGCCACTTAGCTTCACCAGTTGTTCCTATGTTTTCCACAAGATTATCGAGGAATTCCCCACAGTTTCCACAGAGGTGATCTATCCGTTGAATATATTGCTCGAAAGTGGTACATTCTTGAGCCGTAAGGGTCACTTCGTTGATAGGAGTGTCGTTAGATATGACTGCTACTTCACTAGCACGTGTGAATGTCTTGATAGGAGCACCAGCCATTGCTTGCATCTCTCCAAAAGTAGTACCACTGTAATGCGTATGGAATACTACACCAATCTTTGATTGCTTGACCTCTTTACCTATGTCGTGTTCCTGAGGTATTCCGTACGTAATAGTATTGGGTCTAAACGTATATAATTTCTCACCATCTACAGTCTCAGTCTTTAGAGTACTGTCTGTGTATAGTAAATCTCCTTGTACGACTCCTTTAATGTTTAACTTACTGAAGTAACGTAGAGAATATTTCAACTTCTCTGCTAGATCTCCCTCATAATATACATCAACATCCTCTTCTGTGTAGCAAACCTTAGGTGCAGTCTTAGCAAAGACAGACTTAGTACCCACAAAGAACATACCACTGTTAGGATCAGTACCACATACTACAGATGGTGCACCATCCCACTTGGTTTGTAAGAATCCTTTCGCACCAGCAGTCTTACCAAGCATCTTATATAATTCTTTCAGGAAAGCAACAGACGCAGCACAACCATCAGAACCATAGTTCAACATTTCATCTTCTAAGTGTTCAAGGTGTTTGAGTTGCTTTACATTAGCCATTATCGTGTGCGTCCTCCTCTGCGTCACCTGGAAATTTGGTCATAATGCTTTCACCTTTCATCTTATATCCTGACTGTAACTTGTCTGGATACACACGATCTGGATCTGCTTTACTTCCCTTATCAGATGTGTTTCTGATGTTAAAAGCCATATCCAATAATGGTGTTGTTAAGTTTATATTAACACGTTTTGCCCCTCCTGTGTTACCACCGTATGCCACTTTGACATTTGACGCAACGGAGGCAGCATTTAAAAATCTTTCATCAATTTCTAGATGATGTATGTGTCCACCGTGTAGATGGACATAATGATATCCCCAACCAAGAGATCCTTTAATCAATTCCTTAAGTAAGTTACGGTCATAGCTAGGAGCAGTATCAATCTCGTGGAAGTTACGGTTACCTGCTTGGAAGTTATTAAAGGTTTCGCAAAGTAGATCTTGCTTTAGACCAAATGTTTTAATCAATGCTAGACCTGCTTCAGTGGTAATACTACCTGCTTTAACTTGATCTACAGGGAACACGTTGGTCTTAAGACCTAGGTTAGATAGGTTTGTGGTACCACTTGTCTTTAGTGACAGATATGTATTCCTTTCTTGCTCCCCCTTACACTGTGTCACCAGTGTTACGTCAGTAACAGTTGCACCAATATTATATCCTTTAGTTGGTGAAGCACCACCTATCTGCCAATGACCATTAACAATTTTCATTGGTCTTTTCTTGTTCTCAGCACCTTCAGGTACTACTCTCAATGCTGTACACTTCTCCAAACCATAATGATCTACAAGACCAAAGATAAAATTTCTATACTTATTACTCTTTAGATCATCTGGATTCTCAATCCAATCATTGAGTAAGTTCTCCATCTCTCTTTCAAAGAGACCACCTTGGTTTGCTGCTCCTCTATTTCCTCTACTACCATTACCAAAGTCAGGTTGTAAATTTTTAATCTTCAACTGATTTTTAATTTCTCTGATCGTAAAAGTTCCTACTAGCTGTCTGCTAATCTTACATACACTTTTATTACTTGGATCAAATGCAATAGGATCTGGTAGTATGTTTCCATACCTCTCTGTTAATACATTAAACAACCTAAGGGCTTCAGAAGCACGGGTTTGATCCATATGCTTGACTGCTTTACCTGCTTCTTCAAATGTTTTTGGTATTACATTGTATGCCATACCAGTATTTAGAGTATTATTCTTCTATATCATACTCGATAACTATCTTTTTGCTTTTTCTTCCGACACTATTTGAAGTGTCCACTCGCTCAACACTACCACCTAGTTCAGCAGCAATACATAAGATCTCAGCAATCAGTTCTCCTTTGTCTACTGAACTAAAAGCATCTGCTATTTCTTCTTCAGGTCTTGGAATGTCGCAGTCCTTATAATCCTCAACACATTCTGTTTCACACTCTTTATCGTTTGGAGGACAATCGGTAGTGCACTCCATAAGTTGATCAGTACAATCTAACTCTTCCTCCTTAGGTCTAAGTTTCATTTGAATACAGGAATAGGAACTAACTTGGTGTTAAAGAAATCTTTTGATCTCTCGAACACTGGATAGAATTGACATAAACCCTTCTCAGAGTGACATTGCTCTAGGGGCAACCAGTTAAGGTCATCTATAATATCATACCCTATACTAACACGGATTCCCTCATATGGCAAGGGCTTTACAGCGTGCATTAACGGACCTGGACCGATATACTGTAGTCCTTGCTTGTTAGGGATGACATATGGATACTCTTCAGCATCTAGTGGATGTTTAGTACGATCTTCTAGATCAAGGTATGCCAAAGTCTGTTTATCTCTCTCCTTAAAATCTTTTGGGATATCATTACCAAACACAGTTTCTGTAGGTTTATCACTCAAGTGAATGAAACCGTGATACTTACAGTAGCTATGGTTATGCCACCCTAACGACATCTTACCTAACTCCTCATACCTATGTGCATTCATCCAAGCGTGTATCCACAATGGTTTAGTTTCTAATCCTGGATAGGATCTTATATTTTTAAATACTTGGTTCCACAAATAAAAAAATTCTGGCATAGTGGATGAGAGTGTGATGATGTTATAAGCGTTCTTGCTCATAGACATATCCCATTCATCCCTACTACCAGACATAGAGGACTCTGCTAATGGTTCAATAACCGACTTCCAGAGTCCGTAACAAGTACGTGCTTCAGTCAGTATCTCTTTCCAAAGCACATCAACATCATAGATCTTTATTAGATCTAGTAAATTATCACAGTCATATGAAATGACCTGAGACATTATATATCGCCTACTTGTCTATTCTCAGACTTAGTTACTTCAAAAGATCCAGTAGGATATCTAGCAAGTAACTTAGCCATATTCTGTGCAACAACTTTATCAAAATCAAATCCTAATGCTATACAAGCTTGACTGTAGTACCAGAACACATCACCTAGTTCACGAAGTAAATGTGTTTTAGTGTCACCAGTTAATACCTTTCCTTGGAAAGTAATCTTCTTCACAATCTCTGCGAACTCACCACCTTCAGCACTAAGACCAATAGCAGCAGTCAAGAGACGTGCAATATCTACACCCTCTTTGTCTAGCTCCAGAATTCTATGGATGAACTCTTGATTGTTCTTCGATGGTTGACTTGTGGTACCATCCACAAATTCCATATACTGATTGATGTCTACTTTAGTTTCGGTCATACTACAAAGTCTGCAAATTTAGATGAAGATTTTTTATCAAAGTCAGGGGTGAAGTCGATGTCTTTAGCTTCTGCTTCAGCATCCTTACCTTGCTCTACATCATACAGCTTCATCTTCGCTCTGTCAATACCTATAACGAATCTTCTATACATTGTAGGATCATTGTACCTGTTCTTTAACTGCTTGACCATTATTTGATTCTGGGCTTCAAGTTCTTCAGAAGATATAAGAGCAAACATAAAGTCAGCAGTAGCAGGTAACCCGAAGGATTCAGAAGTGTCAGTAAGATCAACGTCAGTAGAACCAAAGCCAGAACGAGTGGTCTGTGTCGCTGAGATAATCGGGAGATTGAACTCGACGGCGAGACCACGAAGTTCTTCTGCAATCGCTTTAACATAAGTATAGGAATTAACAATAGCACCTTTGTATCTGGAACTAGCACAGATGTTAAGGTAGTCGATGAATATGATGTCAGGTACGAATGACTTCTTCAAGGATAGTTCATTCATCAATGACCTGAAGTGACCTGAGTGTGCAGATGCAGTAGGATACTCTTTAATGATAAGTTTACCCTGTGTCTTACGTGACAGATCTGCTACCTTAGATTCAAAGATCATCCTAGGTAGATCTGGTATGTCCTTTATATTAACGTTGAGAAGGTTAGCATCAATACGTTCTGCTATCTTTTCTTCTGCCATTTCAAGGGTAATATACAAGACATTCTTGCCTTGCGATAAACAAGCTGCTGCTACGTGACACATAAAGAGTGACTTACCAACACCTGTACCAGCTAGAGCAACGTTGAGTGTTTTGTTTGGTATTCCACCCTTGGTAATCTTATTGAAATATTCGAGATCAAACGGAGTTTTCTCTTCGTCTGTTGTGTAGAAATCAAATCTTTCTTGGTAGTCTTCCAAATAATCGTGACCAATATGGTCATCAAAAGATACCGATAAAGCTTCTTTGAGAATGTCAGGAATTGCATCCCGACTCTTCTTCTCATCTTTACCATCTGCTAGCTTGATAGACTCCATCAAAGCTATGTAAATAGCACGATCTTTACACCACTTCTCAGTAGCATCGAATAACCAATCCTGTGTCGGATCCTCTATATCTTGGAAAGAGTCACAGACACTTCTGACTTGACCATAAGTCTCATCAGAAACATCCGACCGTCCTTCGACTTCAATGAGTATAACCTCCGTGGTCGGGAGACGGTCATACTTAGAAGCGAACTTTTGGATCTCTTCGTAAATGACCTTTTCGTGTAGTTCTTCATAGTAATCGGATTTTATAAAGGGAAGTACCTTACGATAGTAATCTTCAGATCTGAAGAGACTACGTAGGATAGTCCTCTCAATACGTTCATTCATTGCCGTACTTAAATTCTTTTTGTGCAGCCTCGTCTAGTGCTTGCATTATTTCTGGAGTGAAATACTTTTCTGGATCATTGAGGATAACTTTAGGATAAACAGAAGTTTCACCCAACTTAATCCTATTGCCCACACGGTTAAAGACTCCGTGCTTCTCACCCAGTTCCAGTAATCCGTAATACTTGTCAAGTCCACGCTCGTCAAAGAACAACCTTACTTTAACCTTAGAATTCTCTTTTGTAAACCTTGATTTACGATTTGTGGCAGTAATGAGATTGCCAACAACCTCGGTACCGTCTTTCTCCTTAGCCTTGGATAAGAAAACAATGTTAGAAGCAGCGTACTTAAGTCCTGTTCCACCACTCATCTCCTTCATAGGGACATAGCTACCCACGACTTCGTAGGTATGATTAGTAACTAGCAGTGGTATATTCGCTCGACCAAGATTAAGTGTCAAGACCCTGAAGATAGACTTGATCACTTGTGCTCGTGTCATATCTCTGGTATCTTTTCCTGCTGCGGAATCTTCAATTTCTTTAGAAGTAGATAAGTTACCTAAACTATCTAGTACCATAAGAAGAGGTGGTCTGTCGTCTTTGTTAAGTTTCTCATACTCAGATACTATTTTCATAGCCTGTGTACGAAACTCTTGTACTGTCACAACAGGTACTACACCCACACGTGACACATCTAAACCTCTTTCTGCCATCATCTCCTTAGAGATAGCAGACTCAGATTCAAAGTATAGAACATTACCCTTAGGGTTCTGTTCTAGAAAGAACCTACAGACGCTGAGGGCAAAGAAAGTCTTGCCAGTGCTTGACTCGCCTGCAAGAGCTGTAACTTTATTTGATGGTATTCCACCGTAGACTGAACCAGATACCAAAGCGTTAAAGATATAACTGCCAGTATCAACGAAACCACTGGTATCACCAGCAGCAATACCTTGGTCTGCGACTGCTGCATACTCATTACCAATCTCTTTGATGACCGAATTTAAAAAACTCATTAGAAAAATTCCATAAGACTACCAGAACGTTCTGGTTTCCATCCAATACATTCTAGCACATTACGCAAGGGTTCGTAAAATGCTTTGTTAAACTGTTTGTCGTGGTCTATGTACTTCTCCAAATTAAACTCGGATGGTAAGTCTTGGAAGAATGAGATCACGTTCTCCTGTATAGGGTTCGGTGTCTTTAAATAGACAAACTTAATCTTCTCACCCTCTTGAATAAAAGCATTCTTATGTTGAATCTTCTTATCCTTGATGTAGTAATTGTACAACAACGCACCACGTACGTGTATGGGAGTTCCTTTGATATAGATTTCCCTAGGGTGTTTATACTTGGTGACACCATTACATCCACGTGGGAATGCAATGTCTGAGACTAGTGCCTCACGAGTCTCCTTCTTACAGTTGTCGATGAACTCAATAACTGTATCGTTATCAGATGACATAATAAGTCTGAACGCCTTCTTAAGGCGATCTCTGAAGTACTGTGGAACAGAAGACCTCGCAGTCTCCAGTCCCATAATCTTCATCTTTGGTTCACTATACCTTACTCCCTCGGAATCCCATACGTTAAGAATGTAGCGTTTCTTTGCTGTCCATATACCACGATCCGCTATGTTCTCACGCTTCATTATCATCTTCTGTTCATATGCTTGAACGTACGTCGCCAGTTCCTCATAGCTAGTATCAATGTACGGTTCAATCTTCTCTGTACAGATCTTATCGAGTAGCGAAACAATCTTGCTCTTATCACTAACCCGATTACTAAAAAATTTATCAACAAGAGGTCCGAGATTAAGATATATTGAATCCGTGTCGGATGCAATAACATAATCTACGTTATTTGTTTGTAGTAAATTATTTAGGTATTCATTTATCTTGTTCTCTATCCACCTGATAGAGACCTGTCCAGACAGAGTGATTGCTTCTGCATTAGCTAGTTTATAATACCTGAAGTACTCATTACCAATAGCACCATAAGCACTATTGAGTTGAATCTTCCTAGCCATCTGGAAGTTATTAAACTTTGATATCTTTTTCTCTAGTGTGAGGGAAGGTTCTTTCTGATACTTCTTCTTCGCCTCAATCATATTACGTTTGTAGATACTACGTTCATCGTAGATCTTTTCCATTAATTCTGGTAGAAAACCCCGTACATCCTTACGATACTGAGCACCGTTAGCACAAACACAATCATCCCCATCAATTGACACCTCTCCATTTAAGATCCCCTCAACGCTCGCACTGGGATGTCTAGTCTCCCTGAGGGTTTCGGGTGAGATATTGTATTGCATAATAAGATGAGGATACAGGCTATTAAGGTCAAAATTAACCACCCAGTCATAGCGTCCTGTTTTCGGTTCCTTAACATACGCACCTGCATACTTATCGGACTTTTCATTTCGATGCTTGGGAGGGATAACGATATCCCTCTTACGCAAATAATTATAGATTATGCTATCCCACATCCTCACCTGTGAAAAGACATCTTCAAGGTTGACCTTAGCATCATACGCAAGCGTAAACGCCAAGTCCATAAGCTTCATCTTGTCTTCGAGTTGATCAACCAGACGTACGTCGTGGATGTTATACTCTACAAATTTCTGCCAGTCTTGGGTATAGAACTCCTTGAAGGTGTCGAACTCTGAGTGGTCTAACTTCTTAGATCCCAACTCAACTAACGCTATGTGATCCAAGCGGTAAGACTCCTGATTCGTATAAGTGAATTTCCTATACAAATCAAGATAGTCCAGCACCGTAATCCCCGATACATCATAACAGATGTTTTTTCTGCCCTGTATATAAATTTCACGGGAACTTAAAAGTTTCCAAGGCGAAAAGAGTTTTGTTTCCTTGGTTCCAAGGATACGATCCAATCGATTACAGATATACGGAACGTCGAACAGTTGAACATTCCAACCTGTAATAACATCAGGATAATTCTCGATCCACCAAGCGAGGTACTTCCGTAGTAGTTCCTGCTCGTCAGCACAGAGTGTGTACGATACATCAGTGTGGCTATTCTCGAAGGGTTTTGATCCCCATACGTGATACAAGCCAGTGAAACTGTCCTTCACTGAGATAAGTAAGATTTCCTGATCAGCAGATTCGATGTCGGGGAATCCGTTCTCTGCTGCGGTTTCAATATCGATCGTGAACACACGGATCTTACTTGGGTCATAGTCAACTTCACCAGGGAAGTTGTCACTGATCCATTGATAGAGATACATCTGATTACCAGAGATCTCAAAACCATCTACCTCGTCATACTGTTGGCAGAACTGCTTACAGTCTCGGATGGTACCTGGTTGAATAGGTCGAACTGGTTCTCCATATAAAGTGGAAAACTTTGATTCCTTCTTACTATTTACGTAGAGGGTAGGTCGAAACTCGTCACGAAAACGAATCTCTTTATACCCATCACAACCTCTTACAAGAATTCGATCACCAACTTGGTCAACGTTCTTGTAAAATTTCATTGTAATCTTGAGTAAGAACAGTAACAGGTTCGACAATTGTAAGAATCTGATCCGAATGGATCATCATCTCGTTCTGTATTGTAAGCCCTTCTAGCCATTTTGTCAATGTTCCTTTCTCTTCTCCTTCTGTATTCAACACACAAGGATCTATTAACTTAACATCTGGTTCACCTGGCAAATCTGCATCAGTCGGTTCCAGTTGGCTTACTAGTATCTGTTGGTTCTTGAGTACCAGCACTTGACAGTTCTTCATCACTTTCTCCAAAACGTTCTCTAAAATGTTCAATAAGGGGATTTAGGGGGTCACACATTGTAATGAATGCGTGTTCTTTAACAAGGAATTTCCTTTGTTGTGATAGAGGTGCCCAGTTATGGAACTGAACATTTGGTCCTTTCTCAGCATCTTCTACATTGGGTAATAGCTTACAGATCTGAGGTTCTCTAAGGACAAACCCCTGAGGCATACCTTCTTTATCTCGGATCTCATAAACATCAGCGATGACTTCTTCACCGCTTTTCATCAACAGGAGTTGGATAGACATTATGGAATATTTTTATATATTATAAAAGACCCCCTGACATTTGTCAAGGGGTTAGATGGTTAAAGGTAATCTTTACGAGAGTGGTGTTCAGGGACGATCTTACCTAACTCGATAGTCAACAGACCATCTTCAAACTTTACATCTCTGATTTCTGTTTCATCAGAGAGTGTCCAGACACGCTTGAAAGATCTCTGAGCTAGTCCTTTGTGTTGGTATGTAAGTTGAGTTTCTTTATCTTCCTTCTGACCCTCCACAAAGAGTTTACCATACTCAGAATATACTAGTACTTCTTCCTTCTTAAATCCAGCTAGTGCAATCTCTAGTCTAGACTCTACGTTGTTAACCTGAACAAGGTTGTAAGGAGGATAGTTACTTGTAGTTTCGTGTAGATTAAAAAACTTATCAAGGTAATCATCCATCCCAATGCTGTTTCTTGTGATGCGATCCATTAGTTCTGGAAGATCGGCAGCACGATATCTTTGAATTTCCATTTGGTTCTCCTTAGTTAAGCGAGTGTTAAGTTGTGTCCCTTACGGCGACAATACTATTTAACCACAAGAATCTAGTGATGTCAGTGGTGAGAACCCTCAAGATTTATTCGGGTTTTTGGGTAATGAAAGCTGATTTGTTTTTAGAAGGTGAGGTTAACGCTAACATAGATACGAAAGAATACCGTACGTGATCATCAGAATAATTCTGTGGATCATATACAGCAGTGTGGAATAGAGATCCTCTATATCCAGAAAGACAATTAAATCCAGCTGGTACTGTAGTAACATATTCATATACGTCATCACCCTTAAAGAATTTCCAGTCATCTAACACACCTTCACCCACTCTACCTTGATCCATTCTCTGACTAATCATTCTAGGATGTAGACCAGATATCTTTTCCATATCTCTAATATCAATCCACTTCTGTCCGTCAGGCATAACTATAGCAAACACAGCAGTACCTTCATCTTTATGAAGATCATCTGATAGAAATAGATTGAATGCGAAATCACCAGGATCTACGTGTGGACGGTAGTTACTGTCAATAGCAACCATATTCTTCCAGAACATATTGCTATAACAATTAAAATCGTACCACGTTATCTCTCTACGTGTAATCTTATGGTCGTATAGAAGTTGTCTGAGATATAATATAAAACCTTTAACCCACTCGTTAGCTATAGGTTGTTGCATACCTGGTGCACCAGTCTTATCAGGTATTAGATCATTGGTGCCAGCAATATAAGCTGAGTTAATAAAGAAATCTTTTACGTCATAAGGATTGACAAGAAGATCCTCTACAATAAGATACTTATGATCCCAAGGATCAGGAAGTTTCTCTATGTATTCCTTACGGTTTGGATTGATTTCAAATAATGTTTTTAACTCATCAGGTCGAATGATACGACCTTTAAAGTCATCAAATGTTAATCCCATTACGGTTCTGTTTTCTTCTTACCAATATTATACTTGGATTCTAGAATCCATTCTCCCTTCTCCTTGAAGGAGAGAACCTTAATCTGGTTCAAGGGAGCTATAGTATCGATTTTATCAGTTGTTATTATACTCAATAATCCCCAATCTGACAAGAGGGATGCAATTCTGTTACGACGTTGTACGTCGTTGATGCTTAGATTAGTTTGTTTACCGTCAAGTGCGAAGAGTTCCTTGAAGTGAACGATGTAATATTTACCACGTTTGTGGAGGATGTGACAAGATTGATAGATCTTCTTTTCTTTACGAGAAGCTACACCTATCCTTGTTAATGTTTCTCTCACTTTTAGGAAGTCATCTGGTTCCTTTAGAGCAACCTCAATCATTGATTGCTCTGTCCATTGTACAAATTCTTCAGTCATTTACTGCCACCAGTATCAATAAGGGATCGAATCTCTTTCAACTGTGATGTAGTCAGAACCTTTAATGCTTGTCGTGCTTTTTCATTACTATATCCATAGTATGTTTTTACTGCGTCAAGATCATCAAGTGCAGACTTCTTCAGCCAAGGAGAGAATCTCTTCCTAGGTCTGAGGGTATTTATGTAATAATCATACTGTAAACGCTTATCTAAATGAGCAGAAGCATTCATTTCATTTGCGTGCAGTACAGAATCTAATTGACCAGCAAGACACTTGTTGATCACATAGGGGACATAGTTCTTTTTGTCTTCCTCATCCCATATATCCTTTTTGGATTGATTAATAGAATAGAGGTAATCATTCAGTTTCAATGTGCTCATACCAAGGGTGTTTGTACTCAGTGTAGGTGGGTTTGTCTTCTTCTGGCATATCATATGGTCCGTTCATCTTCCTATTATACTCTCTCTCGTCAAGTACCTCATTAATGAGATCCTTAAGTTCAATTCTAAGTTGTGGTTCCAGTTGAGTGTCAGTCATTAATAGGTTCTTACAGGTCCGAATACGGTACGACCAGAAGCATTGAATCTGTAGATCTGTGTCTTACCTGAGGTAAGATTCACTACTACTTCATCTCCTTGGACCATAGCACTAGCTACGTCAACACCAAAAGTTTGGATTACTCCCATCTTAGTGTCAATCAGTTGTGCACGTCCACCACGTGCCCTTGCAATAACGTTTCCCATTACTTGTACCAGTTACCTGTACTGTTGTTGATCGTATAATTGACCAGAAGAAGTTCTTTACGCTTATCTTGGTCAGCACCATATGACTGTGTTGATCTCATAGTATATGTGAGATCCCACTTCAGCTTAGAGTACTTAGGATATAATTTTTCAATATCCTTAGATGCATTGTAAGTGAGCATTATATTACCAGAGAATCCATTGCAGAGATCTGCAAGTTTCTGGTGTCCAAAGTTCTTATGTAAAGATCCCTTACTACCATAGAGGTTGTCTTTGATGCTGTAAGGAGGATCAAGAAAATTGAATGCACTAGGGTTCATTACCTGAGCGTAGTCTTGGTTCGTAATGTTCCAAGTACGAATTGCTTGGTGGTACCACAGTAGGCTATTTATACCATTAAATGAAAAGTTGGATTGACTTGCCTGAGCAGAAAAAGAAGAGTTCTCGCTAAGACCAGAGAAACTACACTTGTTGCAAATGTAAAAATTAATTGCTGTCTCATAGATGTCCTTCTTTTCTTTTAGTTTGTCCTTTGCATTGTTGAATGCTTCTCTATGTGCCTTCAATACATCTTCTTTATCCTCGTGCTTAGACAGATATGTCTTAACGTTATGAAGATGTGATTGCATCTGTGGACCTGCATCTCTCAAAGCAGTCCAAAAAGCAAAGACAGGATAGTATAGATCATTAATAACAACCTTAAGATCTGGACGTTGCTTTGTTAAAGCAATGGCCATAGATCCACCACCAATAAAAGGTTCGACATAGTAGTCGAAGTTGCTTGGTATGTAATCAAGAAGTATCTTAGTAGCACGAGATTTACCACCAGGATACCTTAGGGGTGTTTTAAACTTTTTCATAATATAGGAACCAATTGAGGAAGTGCTCCAGAGTCAATTACCTGTTGTACGAATACACCAGGATTAGGGTTGTGTAATACATCGAACCCTATACTAGCACGGATACCAGAGAATTGTCTATTCTCTACACGATGTTCACGTGCTGCTTCAAACATACACATCTGACCTTGCTTGTTTGGTATCACTTGACCATCTCTAAAAACAGTATCAGTGTTCTTATCACTGATGTGTACAAATCCGTGGTAGTCAGCATAAGAATGATTGTGCCAATTAAGTGATTCATTTTCATCACACAGATCTTCAGATCTATGGACGTTCAACCAAGAGTGGACAAACGTTGGACTACCTATCTCACCTTTAATGTTGGAAAGAACTTGCTGCCACAGACTGTAGTATGTTGGTAGGTAGGAACTCAATAGAATGAGGTTGTACGCATTCTTAGATAAGGTAGGATCGTAGCCAGGAGGTGCCATTGGTTTGATGGTCATCTGCCAGATCTTGTATACTTTTTGTGTCTCCCTAAGGAGTTCATTAAAGTCAAGATCTATGGTAAAGTTTACCAATGTCTTATGACCCCCGAAATAATAAAACAGTTAGTGATAAGATAAGAAAGAAAGATAAAAGATCGTACAAGGACAATAGAATTATCATACCTCTGCGTCTTCGTATCAGCGAAAGAACCCAACGCATACTTCCATATCCTCCATAACTTAGTCAGTGATACCATACTTAGTCAAATCATACTTGGGTAGTGCCAATGGTTCAACCTTTACTTTAGGTGGTTGACCTATCTTATCCTCAAGAACAGATACTATCTTCTTCTTAGAGATATGATATGGTGTTGGTGCATTCTGTAAACACACTTGTAAGCACAAAAGTTCTTCATCCGTAAAGGTGAATGTACTCATTGCTTTTTCCACGTTTCAATCCAACGTTTCAATTCAGCAATACGTCTCTCTGCCTCTAGGATTTTCTCCTCTCTGTAATTACTCATTTAAACTCACACTCCAACATAATCTGTGTCATACAAGCTAGAAGATTAATTTCCTGATCTGCAACGAAGGCAGTCTTATACTGATAATCTGCAAGTATAAGAACTAACTGAGGTATACTCCTACTAGTTAACTTATCATCTAACCCCTCATAGATCTTACGAAAGATCATATTAGAATCATTGTCAAGGTTCTCTACAACCCAACTACGGACAGTGCTAAACTCTTTTCTAGCTAGTGCTTTTACCAGCGTCGAAATGTCCAGTTCTGATATATCAACCAGAATACCACTATCAATAGACCCTCGTACACTGTGTCTCTGTAATTCATTTAATGTTCTTCTCCAATCTGGATAATGCTTTTGTACTAACTTTACTAATACCTTGTCTTCTCCTGTAACCTTATTATCTTTAAGGATCTGTCTGATCCTCAGGAAAAACTGACCCTGAAGATCTAACTTATCCTCCTTCTTGATAACAAAGTCAAAGACAGAACACCTAGACTGCAACGGTTGAATGATCTTATTCTTGTAGTTACAAGTAAAGACAAATCTACAGTTGTTCTGATAGTCCTCTATAGCAGCACGTAACTGTGACTGAACGTCAACAGTCATATTGTCTGCTTCATCTATGATGACGCATTTGTGCTTACTACCTGAGAGACTAATCGTACTGGCAAAATTCTTAACCTTAGTCCTGACAGTATCAAGGTAACGACCTTCGTCAGAACCATTAATAACAATAGTACTAACACCTAACTCATCACATAATGCTCTAGCTACTGTTGTCTTACCAACACCAGAAGATCCAGATAGAAGAAGGTTAGGAAATTCACCAGCATCTACAAACTCTTGGAAGGTTGTTTTAAGATACTGTGGGAGTATACAGTCTTTGATTTTGGTGGGTCGATACTCCTCAACCCATAAAAATTTTCTCAAGGTTCTAAGGCGATGTAGTAAGTCAAGTCTATGTTACTATGATTCCATCTAGAAATCAACTTGTCGGACACACTTACTCCGTAGTCTCCTTGGAAGAGTCTGAGGTTTTCAACTTTAAAATCGAGCGAGTAATCACCGTCTGTTGATCCTTGTACAACTTGATCATAAGAGTTGGAGGTGTCGTCTTCTTTGTCACGCACTTTTAGGATAACGGTTTGCTTTTCACCAGACACAGTAAAGTCTGGTAGACCATACACAGCAGCAGCTTTGCTGAGTGCACCGATCTGTTCCTCGGTCACATTGAATTCAATGTTCCCACCAGGAAATTTGATCTCACGATCAGGTGCTGCCTTCATAGTGATTTCAGGATCACTGAAGTAGTATTTGACTCTACGTCCCTGACCTTGATCTTTAATCGTAACGTGGTTAGGATTATCGAAGTGAAGTACAGGATCATCAAACAACAAGAGACCAGCAATAAACTGATTCAAGTCATAGATGGCGAAGTCAATTGGGAATGTCTCTTCAACCTTAGCAGATGCAAGAATGTTTTCTGCATTACTAATAGTCTTAAGGAGACTTCCTTGCTTCACAACAATGCTAGTGTTGATCGTAGCAAAGTTTTTAAGAATGGCTAGTGTCTGTTTTGACAGAGTAACTGCGGTCATTTGTCGTAATCAACTGAGAATGATGTAGTTCCATCATTGATAGATTGGGCTCGTGCCGTCTTATCATTGAAGTGGAGTAAGAGTATAGCATAGTGGGCAATCTTTACGATGTCCTTACGTGCTGAACCCTTTCGATCGTAGCGAGAGGCATACTTTAGGATGTTACTCCTACAGAATGCCTCAGCATCACCTACCGAATCGATGAGATCCAACGTCTGAACCCCACCTGGACTGTAATGACCTCGGTACGTGTTATGAATGTAAGATTTGACTTCTTCCAGAAGTTCATCTTCATTGTACTTGTTCATATACGTGGTAGTTTTCTACCAGTATAACAGAGTGGTTACGTAATTGC